TTACAACCGATCAAGCCGAGCGCCTTCACCTGCCCACATCTGCTTTTCATACGTTTCGCTTTTCGCCCGCAAATTCAGGTATGTGTGCCAGCGCATCCACTTGGGCTTTTTGGGAAACTGCGCAATCGTTCCACCCTTCGTCTGCCCAAGCCTTCTGCGTAGGCGGATCGCTTTGCTAATTTGCCGGTGTGCGGGGATGAGAAGCTCAACCTCATAGCGACCATCGCCGCAAATACGACAGACCTGCGGATAGAGGATGGCACAACGACGATCACAGCGGGGACACTGAAACCAATACCGGACACCCCCGAAGTGACATGGTGTGGTGGTGATCCGCACCCACTGAGACATGATCCACATTCCGCGTGGCAGATCTCGGCCTAGACGACGCACATCAATCTGCGTTTGGCGCTCACAAATCATTAGGCAAACCTTTTTGCTCGGCCTGGGTCAGTTCCTCGATGCGGGCGGCAATTGGCGGCCATGTGACAAGGTCATTTGCGGCGCGGTCTAGATCGTATTTTCCCGATTTTAGGCGATATTTGGCGACAAACGCTGCAGGCAGCTCCTTAACATGGCTGATGACCCGCAGATCAAAGCCAACGTGGTCAAGGTAGGACAAAAGATCGCCGTCATCATCGCTTTCGGCAAAATCTGCGAAGATGCCGAGAATGATGTTTTTCTGCTCTTTGGGTGAGAGTTTCTTCGGTGTGTTACACATCTGAAAGGTCCTTTTTTGTTCAACGTGGCCGATAACCTCAAGGAAAATGGCTGCCGGGGGTCAGGAACTACCGTAGCTACTCAATGGACCGCGAGACGGTGACTTCCCTGGCTCATTTGCCGATCTAGTGCATGCAGTGCCGTCCATTTCTTGATCAGCAGCAGCTCTGTGCTGTTCCCTGGTTGCATACTGGGGGGATCCCGGCCGTTATTTGCTGTTAGAAACCGAGCAGCGGGCGGATCATCCATCCCGGTGTCGATGACGAGCGCGCGGCGAGGTTCCCTGCTTTCAAATATGACGACAGAAATAAATCGGCGGGGGAAAGCGGAGATGTTCCCCCAGACCAATGGGGGCGTCCGCTTGCGTTCACGCAATACGGGCGGGCGGGCTGTATCGCCGCTTTCAGCGGTAGCGGGTCGTCCGGCGGTCATATCTATCTGCACGGGGCTTTGGGCCAGCCTCTCGGCGGCTATCCCATACCTGCCTAATAAGGCCACGGCTTCTGACCAACTGTCGGCCCGAACCTTCACCGCAGGCGCGTATCTGGCACCATTCGCCCTTGCCTTTGCAGTTATCGACCTCTCACGCGGTCGTATCCTTATTATATCTACTATAGGGATATGACCGCGTGAGCGTTGTTCGCCGGTTTTTTTGCGGTTCCAGGCGATCCGGGCGGCGTTCGAGGTGGTGAAGATGTCTGCCAAGACGGCGGCGATTACGTCAAAGGCACCCTTGGCGCTGGTGTCGATCACTTCCACACCCCGCGCCTGCATCATGTCGGCAAGAGTTGGCTCAAAGCTGCTGAAAGCCCCGGCGTCATCTATTGGCAGGGGCAAGGGAACGCTGGTCAGAATGTCGATTTGTAGCGGCTTATCTGAGGTGCGGTTGACGCCTCGGCCCCGCCCTACGGTTTGCAGCAATTCGCCTTCACAGATTGTCCAGCGGATAGCCTCGGCCATAGGGTGCGGGTGCTGGTCTGCGCCGTGATCGTGGGCCTGACCTTTACCCCGCAATACCAACACTTCTGGCCCGGCGGTACTGTCTGCCAAAGGCAGGGCAGCGGGGTTTTTTTCATACCATCCCGGCAAGCGGTCGATTCCGTCGCCAAGGATCAATTCGGCTCGTGCCTCTACATCACTAGGTGCGGGCTGTGTCCGTCCAATCTGAATAATCAGACGGGCGTCTTTGTATCTGTCCACCCCTGACAGGGCGTTGAAGTGCAGGGTTTCCACCCCCTTCATCGGGCCAAGGGCTTCAATCACGGCCATTTGCGCCACGACCAGGACAAGCCCGCCAAACTGTCGCGCCCGATGCTCGATGTAGTGCCGCAAGCGGCGGCGTAAGTTCTGGTTATAGACCACATCCCCGATGATAGAGGATTGCCCGAAAGCCATATTCGTCACCTGCCGAATTGTGGTGTGGGGCATCACGGCTTGCGCTTCGGCTACCGGCCCCATGTGGGGCCAGACGGTGCGCAGCAATTCCGACCTAATCGTCGCGCTGGTGCAGATCGTCGGCACCTTCCAGCCCGCGCCAAGTTCGTTTTTCCATCGCATCCGAATTGCGGTGAACGTGTCGCCTTCTGGGGTCTGCGCCGTGTAAACCTGTAACCCCGGCACGATCTTGGCTCCGGTATCCTTTGCCGTCCTGACCATATCCAGCAACCGGACCAGGCGCAGGACGCGGGTGTTGATTTGTGACACGCGGGCCAGTTCTTCGGCCAGCTGCTTAGGTGGGGTCAACGGGTTGCAATTGGGGGTCAGCATGGCGGCAAATGCTGCTTTCCGCGCCCTTGTCAGTTCATCTGCGGTTGCTGCAACATCTTCGGTTGCGATCCGGCCCGCGTCGTCAGTCGTGGCCCTTGCAGCTTTTGCAATGGCGTCGGCAACGGTCACAAAGTCGGCGTTCTGATACAGGGACAGGCCCCGCATAGGGCTGGTCAGATCGTCGAGGGATAGCTTGTAGGGCAAGGCATCAAAGCCCCCGAAAAGCCCCTGTGATGGATCTTCATCAACGATCAAAGCGGCGGGGGGTCCGATGCAGGCAGGTGGGTCACGCCACAAGACGGCATGGGGGACAATCCAGATTGCGGCCCGCGTCTTCCGCTGGCGTTGGGTGCCGCATGTCGACTTAAACGGGCAGTCGATCCCGCCTTGTGTGCAGAGGGTATCTTCTACTTTGCAGCCGGACCTTTCGACCTCGCGGGCTTCATCATGTCGCCAGCACATCCGATAGCCGGGGGTCAGCGGGTCGTCTTGATCCCGTCCTTTGTAAACCTCGGCATGAACGCCAACTAATTGCATGTCTGCCTTAAAGCCGTCTGCCAGATCGTGACGCGGCACGGCCATAACGATCGGTCCAGTCGCGCCTGTCAGGGGCAAGGTTTCAGATAGGTCCTGAATTGCCACAAGACCGGCGGTGCTTTTGCCTACGCCAGTCGTGACCAGTGCGGCACCGGCATAAGGAACGGGTGGCCGATCGTCGGTGCCGTTCTGGGGGTCCAGCGTAGCCCATGCCAAAACTGCGGCCTTCCAAACCTCAAATGCACCGGCAACGGCGGTGTGGGCGGCTTCAAGGGTGCCGCGTGGCAGGGCATAGCGGGGCTGCACCTTGGGTGCGGCGGGCGCAGCTGATGGGGGTGCTGGGCGCGGCCTGACCTCTTGCGCATAGGCCCGGACTGCGGCGCTCTTGTCGCCCCCATGCTCGAAGTAGGCAAACAGGTCGAAGGCATCGCCCCGATAGTTTCCGTTCTTGGTCGGCTGTCCAACGCCGTGATTTGCGGCCCATGCCGAAACCGCAACCCAATGGTCGCCAAAGTCACGGGTGCTGAATGACCCGGATTCCGAAAGCGGGCTTTTCCAGTCCTTACCGCGCCGGTCACTCTCGAAACCGTAGCGCGCCAGCATGTCGGCAATCGTGTGGTGCTGGTTAAAGTGGTCGATAGGATCGAAGTTGTCGCCTGTCGCCTGTGTATAGGCCAGCCGCGCGGTGCGATGCGCCTCGGCCCGCTGTGCTCCCTCTTGCCGTTCGCGTTCGATTTCGGCCCGCATTACTTCCCGTCGCACCGCGATCGGGTGGCTTAGTGTTAGCGTCAGACCTTGGCCTGGGGTGTGATGGCTGTGGTAGAATTGTGGCAGACCATCGCCGCCACGCTTGGCCGGCGGTACGTTTGGCAAGAAGACAGGCTGACCAGCGCGGGCAAGGGCGGGATCGCAGACAATGCCGCAATCCTCAAGAGCTGCAAAAAGGCTCTTTTGGGTGTCGGGATAGTCAGCGCCGAGGATAACCTCGGCCAGTGGTATCAACACTCGCCATCTGCGCAGATCAGGCGTTGCAGATGATGACGAATAGATCAGGGACGCAACCGGCCCCAGAACGGCTCCCAAAGCCCGCGATACCTCGGCAAAGGTCGGGTTGCCCTTGTCAACATCGACGGCCAACATCCCGAATTGCCCACGTTCCCTCTGGGCCTCATGGCTGCGCCCGTCACACGCGGCATAGGTCGAAGGGATGACAAACTGCGCCTGCGCCTTTTCGGCGGCGGCGGGGGCTTTCGCCAACTGGACGATTTCGCGCCAAGTGATCCTACAATAGGGCGTCCCGGCGCGGCGGCTGCGGTTCGGTTCGCCTGTCGCCAGCTTAATCGCGTGGCTGTCGCGCTGTCCAAAGGCGGTCAGGAACCCAAGCGCGTCGGGTCGCGGGTCCACGTTCTTTTCTTGATCGGAAAAATTTCCCCAATAGTCGCAATTGGCTTTGGATGAGATTGCAGACTCGGTGACATCGCATTCCGGCAAATGCCCCGAGAACTTATGCGCCTCGTTGCTGACGACTTGGCCGACAACTGTGTTCATAATCCCGCTTTACCGGGTTCGATCTTGTGGGCTTCCACCCAAGCGTTTAAATCAGAACCGCGATAGATGATCTTGCGGCCGAGCTTGTAATACGCCGGTCCAAAACACTTGTGCCGCCATTGCGCCAGCTTGTCCCTGTCCGCAATGAGGTTCAAATCGTCGTCACCTAGGACGTAATTTCGGTTCTGGTCGAATAGGGTGGTCATCTTGCATCCCTTTAGGATTGCTACTGATGACACCGCATTATGGTTAGGAAACTCTAAAGTGGAACATGGACTTACTAGACAGGAGCCTTTTCACGGATCTCACAAAACCAAGAGGATTCTGTAAAATCCGCTAAAGGCTACAGCCTATTTCTGCGCCTGAATGCGCTCCAATGCCTTGATTATATCAAGCCTCCTATCCTCGATGACGCTCCTTAAAAACCACTCGACGCTGTATGGTTTGCCAGATCGTACAAAGCTATCAGGCCGCGCTTCTAGGGCTACTTTGCGCAACTCATGCGCCTGAATTTCAGGTGGGGCAAACATGATCATTGGGCCAACGCTCACAGCTAAATCCACAAACAAACCAACACAAAAGTCCCGCAGCTCCTCGGCTTTTTTCTGAGTTGCGGAAGCTCCCAGTTGCCGCCGTTGCTGGCTCTCAGTTAAGGATCTGTAGTATGTTGAAAGCTCACCTTCGTAAGCTTTTTTGACGCAAAGCTCTTTGTAAAGTTCGCCGATCAGAAAGGCATTTTCCGGTGGAACCGGATATTCGCGGAAAAACTCAAACAATATTCGCGCTAGATACCAATCAGGCGACAGCATTCTTCCTTCATCACAAATATCTTTAACGATTAACCATAGGGCGGTGGCCAATCTGTCTTGCTCAGCATCTTCAGCGTCTGAAAGGGTAGCTTCTGTATAAATAGGTAAGCCATCGAAGCCGACTATTTGAAAATCCTCCCACGCTTCGAGATATGCGCCCTCCCGTTGCCCTTCTGCTACCGCACCAAATGACTCGCCTGCCTTAACATCTTTAGGGAAATACTTGGTTCCGGCAAGCGCCCTAGCGCAAACATTTATGGTGGTATTAAGATCTTTCTCAAGAGTATCGGATAGGATATAGTCAGGAATATCACAGAGGGTTTCAGCATCTTGCTCGTCGTGAAATGCCATCCAAGACGTCAGACTGCTTACACCGGCTTGAGTATGGAACTGCGCGATATGCTTCAAACCGAGAAAATTGATTCCAGTGTCACTATTAATTAAATTTGAGTTCTTCTTTTCAAAATCACTAGCCAAAAGGGACAACCTCGCCATTATGTGCTGATACGAACATAGACCAAAGCTCCATCAACGCCCGTCGCTTGTCCAATAAATCAGACCGAGCATAGGCCCGCTCAACATTGGACCCAATCCGGTGCGATAAGCTCATTTCCGCGATCTCGCGCGGAACGCTGGCGACTTCGGCCGCCCAATCGCGAAACGTCGACCGAAACCCATGTACCGTGACACCCTCGGCGTCCATCCGCCGCAACAGCATGAGCATCGACATGTTGGAAAGCGGCTTATGCCGTTTCTGCCCCTCAAAAACATATTCTGATTGCAGCGCCTTCAGTGGCTCCAAGATGGCGAGCATCTCATCCGTCAAGGGGACGCGGTGCTCCTCACCTGTTTTCATCCGTTCTTCCGGGCATGACCAAAGCCTCTGGTCAAAGTCGATTTCTGCCCAGCGCATTCCCAGAACTTCATTGGTCCGCGAGCCCGTCAGGCAGGTGAACCGCAGAGCATTAGCCGACATGGCGTCGCGCGACTTCAAGTTTGCATAGAACGCTGGAAGATCCTGCCAGCGCATCGCCTTGTGGTGCTTCGGCTTGGCTTTCACCTTTGGCAAAACCTGCGCATCCTTGATTGCCGTCACGGGGTTTTCGCCCTCACGGAAACCTTTGGACCGCGCAACGTCCAAGACGGTTTTGATTCGCTGCGCAACACGTTTCGCCGTTTCATGCTTTTCGGTCCAGATCGGAGAGAGGCACATTAATACTTCGGGCTGGTTGATACTATCGATCGGCATCCGGCCAATCTTGGGGAATGCATAGTCGCGCAAGGTGTTGATCCATTGCTGACCATGCTTGGCGTTTTTCCACGTAGGCATGCGTGACAGATAAACTTGCTGCGCCACTTCCTCGAACGTCGGTATCTCGCGTTTTGCATCAAAGCGGGGGTTCAGACCTTGCTGCGCCATCCGGCGATATTCCAGTGCCCGGTCGCGTGCCTGATTGAGCGTGACGACATCCGCACCTCCCAAACCGAAGTCGGTTCGTAGCGGCGCACCCATTTTGTTCTTCTGCCCTTTCACCGTGACGCGCACGATCCAACGGCGCGCACCAGAAGGATCGACGACCAAGTGAAGGCCGTTGCCGTCCCCGTGCCGCCCAGCACCAAGGTTTTCAACTAATTTTCTCGTCAGTTTGCCGGACAGCGACATCATTCGTACCACCATTCATACCACGCAAGGAACAGATACCGACGCAATCGAAGAAAATCCAGCGCAATCAGAGAATGCCTTTCAAGTCAGCAAAACAAAGCAAAAGGGCCGCCAAAGGCGACCCGGTACAAACGATCATAATGGTGGTCTGGCGGAGACGAAGGGATTCGAACCCTCGATACCGTTTCCGGTATGCGCCCTTAGCAGGGGCGTGTATTCGACCACTCTACCACGTCTCCAAGGGCGTCTATAGACGCAGGCCGCCCATGCAAACAAGGGAAAAGTGCACAAAGATTGCGTTTTTTTTGTGCGGATTTGCGGGGCCGTTGTTTTAACCGCGATTGACCGCAATCAACCGCTTTGCGCGAAAGATCCGTGCAAAATCCGTGCACGAAATCACCGGGCAGATCGGGGGCACCGCACGCGACAGCGCGCCGTGCTCCCTTTAGTGTTCACGTTTGGCCGGTGAAATTTGCCAAGATTTCGGCCTCAAGGCGGAGCAACGTGCCGTTGTTATCCAGCACCCAATCCGCATCATCTGCCGTTAATTCCATAGAGGCCGCAGGCTCAGGCGGCACGCGGTCCGCCGCATCCACCCAGACCACCAAATCAAAGCAAGAGCGGGACAATTCAAACTCGGCCCGGCTGCGCATCCCCGTATAGATATCGTGATCCAACAAAATTTGCTCAGCCAACATCAGGCCGGGGCGCAGGTTATAGGCGCGGATTGCGTGAAACCACATTGCCCGGTGATTGCGCCGGTCCGCATAGCAGGCGCGCCAATCCGGGTAGAGGTCAGACACCAGCGGAAAGACCGCACACCGCGCCGCAAACGCGGAACTTGAGGTGACACGAAACCCGAAATGATCGCGCATCAATTCCCCAGCCGCATCCTTGCCGTGGCCGCCGTGGCCGATGATCAGAACCTTGGGCCGCGCCGCGTCCACAAAAGGCTTTAGATTAAAATGGGATTTCATCGTCCATATCCTTTCGGCCTGCGCCATTTGAGGTTTGCCCGGATCCGCCATTTTCGCGGCCGCCGCCGTTGGTGTCGCCGCCGCCATAATTGCCGCCGCCTTGGCCGCCATATCCGCCACCGGATCCGCCGCCGTCGCCGCCGGTCTTGGCCCCGTCCAGCATCGTTAAGACACAATTGAAACCTTGCAAAACCACCTCCGTGGAATAGCGATCCGCGCCGGACTGGTCCTGCCATTTGCGCGTGGCCAATTTGCCCTCAAGATAGATCTTTGCGCCTTTTTTCAAAAACCGCTCAGCGATCCCAACTAGGCCCTCTTGGAAAATGGCCACCGTGTGCCATTCGGTTTTTTCTTTGCGTTCCCCGGTGGTGCGATCTTTCCAGCTTTCAGACGTGGCAAGGCGCAGATTGCAGACCTTGCCGCCGTTGCTAAATGTCCGCACCTCGGGATCCGCGCCCAAGTGCCCGATCAGAATTATTTTGTTGACAGTGCCCGCCATTCAGCGACCCCCTAGAAAATTAAAGAAGCGGCGCAGCACATAGCTGCGCACAAGAGAAACCACCGTAAAGGCGGCCGCGATTTGCGCCGATTGCGACAGGGACACCGGCACGCCCAAGGCGGGCAAAATCAGCAGATTGGCCGCAAAGGCCACCGCCAGCCCGGCCGCCATATTGGCCGAGGCTTCCACGGCCGAGGCGATGCGGCTTTGCCCCGTCGCGGGGCGCGCTGCACGCTTAGCAGCCCCGGCACCGTGCAAATCTGCGCGGCGGCCGATCACGCGCACCACCGCCCATTGTCCGCTTGCGTGATGATTGATCGCTTGCCGTTGGCGTAGGCCACAACATGCGCGCGCCGCCAACTTGTCGGGCTTGTGTTGTATCCTTGATCAAGCGCGCCGGTCATGCCAGCGACATAGACACCATCGACAATTTCGGGCGAGTGCTTGTCGCCAATCGTGATCCGCGTAGCCATGCGCGCCAAGCCCGAGGCGGTGCCGCGCGATCCGTTGGGGCCTTGGTGCCCGTGCATCCCGCATTCAATGCCGCCGCTATCTTGGCAGATCACGAAAGATCCGCCCATTGGGACAAATTCGATCCCGTCCAGATCTTGCGGATCCGCGCGTTTAAGCGCCCAACGCAGCAGATTAAACTTGTCTATTTTGTCCCGCTCAGCATCCAATTGCGTCATATTGCAAAGGTGCCAATATGACGCGTTGGCGATATCCCGGCGGTCCGCATCGCGGCGCGTCCACTGTTTCAACCGATCATCGTGGTTGGATTCCACCATGACCGTTTGGCAGAAATCGCGGGCCGTGCTGCGCATAAAGGCCGCACCGTGCGCAATATGCGCCTCAATCCCATGCAAGCCCCGGTGCACCATATAGGCCCAATGCAGCGGATCTTGATCGACGTGGCGGGACGACATTTCAAAGGACAGCAGGTCATGGAAAAATTGCGTTTGCGGCCGCAGCCGTTCCATCAGGCTATCCGCGCGCGCGCCCCATAGGCTCTCAAAGACAACATCCGCGACACTCGGCAAATGGATATCGCCAAAGGTCACGGCCTTGACCCGGTGCCCGGCGGACACGCGGCCCGCGCTTACTTTGAAATCAAGATCTTGAAACGCGCCGTCCGGGGTGGCGCTAATCTGGCGGCACCACGCGTTGTCATCCGCATCCACTTCCACAATCGTGGCCCCAAGGATGTGGTGGAATTCGGCCTTGAGGCCCGCCTTTTTGTTCACATAATTCGGCACCGTCACCGCGCCGGTGGTCATAAGGCTCGGGACGTGCTGGCCCGGCATTTGCGGGACCGTGATATAGGCAATTTTGGCGTGCGGAAAAACCGCGTCCCGGCCTTGGCTATAACTATCCAAACCGGAAAGCGGCTTTACCGCGGTTGGCAAGGTATTCATTTCAGCGCAAAACAGCACCGGGCCGCACTCCATCCGGTCAAAGCGCAAATAGGGCCGCACCTCGGCCCGGTATGTGCCGGTTAGCGTCATGCGGTCAGAGTGCCGGATTGTTTGATATGTGAAACCGGCCACGACCAACTCGGCGTCCATCGCCTGCGCATAGGCTTGCAGGTTGGCAAAAAAGCGCGGGTGCACGTCCGTATCATCCTGCGCCGCCGTCAGGATCCAGCGCCGCACTTGGCCGCGCCGGATCTTGCCGGGGGCCACACCGGCACGCGCATACAGCGACCAATCCGGGGCGTAGTGTTCCGTGCCCGAGGCTTGCCGCTTTTCTTGCGTGCGCAGGAACCCGGCCAAACTGCGCCCGGTTTCATCATGGCCCGCAACCGTCATGCGGCGGGCCGCTTCGGTTAGGGCGGATCCCTTGCCGCCGCGCTGGCCACGCGGGTTGAACCCGTCGCGTAACGCCGCTTCAATCGCGGCCTTGATCCGCCGTTGCCGCTCAACCGGCATGGCTTGGAACGTCATGGCGCAGCCCCCATCAAATCCGATTGCAGGCCGGTGGCCCATGCGACCACCGCCGCCTTTTCAGCGCCGCAGCGCATCAATTCATCGCCCATCCGCCCCACCGCCACCTCAAGTTGCGCGCGGGCCAAGGCATCGCGGCCGATGTAGTCCACCGGGCCAAGGCAGGGCCGCACCGCCGCCACCGGCAGGCGATCAATCGGGACTGCCACCCCACCGGGTGCCGAGCCGTTGCACCCCATCAAAACCAAGGCCAAGGCCATCGGCCCCATCATCTGCAAACGCTTCATTTTCCAAACCCTTCACACGCGGCCCGCGCTGCACTTGCGCCGCCGCCAAATTTTCAAGAGCGGCGCGCAAGGCCGCATCGCGCACCGCGACCAGATCGGCCAAGGCGGCGCGGGCGGCTAAGCCCTGCGCCTCGGCCTCGGCCGCGCCGCGTGCGTAGCCATTGCGATCAAGCGCAGCCCCAGCCCCCGCCACAGCCGCCACAAGCGCCAAGGCCGCACCCAACCGCCACATCACAGCGCCGGGGCCTGAACGTGCATCCAGTCATAATTTTTTGCGCGGCCCAGACTTGTCCAGCCCTCGGCCGTCCAGATCCGCCAAAAGCGATCCGCATCCGGCATGGCCAGCCGGGCGCGATCACGGCCCCAATGCAGGCGGTTGTGCGCGGGATCGAAATCCAGCGCCAAGCCCCACGCGTGGATCGACTTTTGAGAGCCGCCGCGCATCAACCTGTCATTGTAGCAGCCGCCGTAAAGGTGCAGCCCCAAGGCCTCGATTTGCGCGGGCGTGTGCGTGTCCGCGATGTGTTCAAAGATCAGGCCCAAGGATCCCGCAACCTCGGCGTGACAACTAATCGTGGAAACCGATTGGCTTTCATCCCAAGCCAAAACCATCGCCCAAGGCGGCCGCACCTTGCCTTGCGTGCAAATCGCGGATCCCGGCGCGCCATACCGGCGGACAAGATCACCGGCGCGGCCCCAAGAGGTTTCGCCGGTGCGATCCAGCGACGGCACGCCCGCCAGATCCGCCGCCCATAATTCATAGGCGGCATCGGTGGACGGCCCCCAATAGCCATCAGCGCCGCCAGCCGCGTGGCCCGCCTGCGCCAAGGCGATTTGCGCCGCCGCGATCACTATCCGCGCGGCCGTGATCGGGCGGCCGCTGTCCAGTGCCCGCGTGCCCTCGACACGCTCAGCCGCCGCCAAAGACAGCGGCCCCACGTCACCATCAATTGCGCCATCATACACGGCCACCATGCGCAAAACTGTTTGCGCCTTTTCAATCCCACTCCACGCCATAGCGATCACCTCAAATTCAAAACAAAAAGGCCCGGCGCAGGATACCGCGCCGGGCAAAACATCACCGCAATTTTCCGCCAAAGATCCGCGCGATCAAGCGCAGCCGGTTAGGATAAAACGGCGAAAATATAACCCAATACCGCGCGCGATCCGGGCTTGGGATTTGCAAATGGATCGCGCTTAAAATCAGATAAAAAGAAATCGCCCACCCGACATTGCAAGCCGCATTATACCAAGACGCAAACAGATCGGCGCGCGCAGACATTTGCCAATCGGCCGACAGGAAATGTTGCAGCACATCCCAAAACCAAATCCGCGCCGCCGCGAAAAAGGCAAATATGCAAATGCCCTGCGCCATCCTTTTGGCCGGGCCGGTTAGGCTAAAATAAAAGCGCGGGCCAAAGGCGTAACACACCAGCATTGCCAGCACCCAAGCGGGCCAAGCCGTGACCGTATTCGGATCCAATTGGGAAAGCCAATTTGCCATCACCTCAATTTTCATTGTGCAAACCCCTTAAAAGCAAAGTATCCAGCAGGCCATTAACAGCCTGTTCCATTTCATCGGTTTTCACCCGTTCCGCTTTCAGCGCATCGCGCCGGGCCACATCGGCCAGCCGCACCGCCTCAAGATTAATCCGCCGCTTGAAAATCCAATTCATTGGACGGCCCCCGAAATCGCGGCCGCGATCCTTTCCAGCGTGTTGCGCGTGGTGATTTCGCGTTCCACCGACGCGCGCAGATCATCATCTTTTCGGCCCATCAACAGATCGGTTAGGGCGTCATTGCGCCGCATTAGCCGCACCGCGAACCAAGACAGGCCAACGATAATCAAGGCACCGGGGCCACCGCCCAACGCGTCAAAGATTTCCTTTGCACTCACTTTTTGACCCCCTTCAGATCGCACCGCCCAAATTTAAGGGCACCGCACACGTTAGTGTGCGGCACCCCCAAAAAAAAGCCCGCCAGATTCAAGCGACAGTAACGGCGCTCTCAAGATCAAAAACCCGGACGCGCAAAGCCGCCAGCCCGGCCGCCTGCGCGTCTATCAAATCAAGCGCGTCTTGCAGCGCCGCCGTTAGGATCGGGGTGGCGCGGCCGTAATCCATCCCTTGAAAATCGGGCACCGTCCGCTTTGCCATGACAGCAGGGCGGGCCGCATCCACCAAGACGCCATCGGGATCAATATCGCCAACCTCAAGCGCGGGCGCGGCCTCGTATTCCTCTTGCCGCATCGCGTCCTTTTCACCGGACACCGCGCCCGGCAGGAACTCTTGAAATTCATGCGCAATAAAGCCGTCCATCCATTCGCCATCCGCTTTAAATATATACGTCACCGGGCGCAGGGCGCGGATAATATCAATTGCGTTGGCCAAGGGCTTGACGTCTTTTTTTAAGCGGTGATCCGAGGTTGTAATATAGCTTGTGCTATTGTCATTAACGTAAACGGATCCGACAGTGACGCCCGCCCTGTTCCATTGGGCAACCGCGCCATTTGCGCCTTCCCGGTTTGCATAGATCGCTGCGCCGCCCCCGCGCGAAAACAAACCCGCGCCATCAACTTGCAATTGCACAAACCGGCCATCAGCAGGCGCGATCAAACCGATGCCAGCGCCGTCTATCGCGCCGCCGGTCACTTCAATATCGTCAAACGCCCCAATTTGTGCCGCCGTCACCGCGTGCGGGTTATCAACCCGGCCACCGTGCCCCGCGTAGCCTTCAAAATTGTCTTGGATATCAGATTGGCGCGCGATCAGATCCAGCAAACGCGAGGCCACGCCGGTAGGTTGGATCGCGTAGCCCATGCCCGACACCGCCGCGCCGGAATAGTTGCGCGCAAGGCGCAAGGATGTGCCCGAAATCACCGCCGACACCTCAAACACGCGGCCATCGGCCAGCACCAAGCTATCCGCCGCCGCGATTGCCGAGGCGGACCACGCCACCCCGGATCCGGTTGCAATATCGCTACCATCGGAAAGGGCAACCGTGCCCAAAGAATACCAAGCCATTTTTAAGCCCCTTTATTTTGAATTAACACAAGCCAGATCCGCCGCCCACTTTTGGGCACCACATCGGCATATCGGGCGGGCCGAAAATATCCTCGAAAGAAACCCGTTCCGCGCCCGCCGGGGGCAGATTGAAACTTGGATAAGGCGACGTTTCAACGCAGCCCGCGACAGAAACGGCCGCCAATAGCGCAGCGCATTTAATCATATCTTAAAACTCCAAATCCAATTGAAACATCAACCGCCGGGCGATATTGAGCAAAGCCCGCCGCGCCCGATGTGCTATGCGGAAAGACAACGCCGATTTCTTCAACGTAAATCCGGCCCGCGTCACGGCGCATTGCGCCTATAATGATTTGCGCCACAACTTGATAAGTTGAAAACCGGATCTGAAAACCAGATTGCGCGCCCGAGGCGATGCACCACACCGGCGCAATTGGTGGATCATAGGTGCGCGCGCCAAAATTAGGCTCAGATAGCGTGAGGGTTTTACCGGCGGCCATCCAAACCAAAGTTTGATCCGAGTGAAAAATTGTGCGGCTATTGCCATCCTTTAACAAGATCCCGTAGCCGCCCGTTGCGGGCGCGTTAGATCCATAACGCAATTTCCGATAGGGCACCGATCCCGCGTTTGAAATCATCCTATAATTAACGTTTTTAAACCCGTTATCATCAAAGACTTCGCCCGCATCAATGCTAGGAAATTCTATCGTTTCAGCGACCCACCGGCCATCGGTCATTTTCCAAGCGATAAACTCGCCAGCGACCACCGGCACATCATGCACAAAGGCGCTAGATCCGAGGTAGGGGGATCCGGTGGACGTGCCCCCGCCAACGTCCACCAACAGATCCAGACTGCTATCCAAGACCACCTCTTGCGCCCCGTTTTTGACGATAATTCCGTGCGGCATTAGCTTGTCCTAAATAAGTAGACCGAAAATTGCGGCGTGGTTTTGTGATCCATAAACCCCGCCGTATCCCAAGAAAAAGTTTTGGTGGAATTATTCCACTTGTAAGGCGGCAAAACTGAATTGTTATCTAGCCGCACATGGAAAAACCCCTTGTTACTATCAAAACTGCCAAAGGTGCGGGATCCAGATTTTCCCGACAGGCTATGACTGTTAATCAGCCGGGCCGAGCGCATCACCGATGCGCCAATATCAATCAACCCGGCCGTAGTGCGCAATGCGATCCCAAACGCCATCAGACCAACCCCGCCAAATCGCCAATCGCCACGACAAGCGCGCCGCTATTGTCATAGACCCGGATATTAGGCCCGCTAATCACCGTGCGCGCACCGCCTGCGGTGCCCGTCTGGAAACTGCCAAACGTGGCCGCCACGGCCGACAGATCGCCGTTGATTTGGAAACTATCGGCATCAACCGCAATTTTAGAATACGTTGCGCCGTTTGCATCGGCCCGCACCGCGCCCGAGAGTGACACCACACCCGCGCCAGCCGTGCCCCGTAACACAAAGCCGCCGGTGATGGAATCCGCCTGCGCCTCGGCATAGGTCAAAGTTGACGCCATCGCGGACAAACTGGCATAGCTTGCGCTCACCTCTTGCGTGACCGCCGCAACCGCGCCAGTTGCATCCACCTTGACCGTTTGCAAATTTAAGATATCGGCTTGGATAACCGACGCGTCAAATTCCCCAAGCGCATCAAACTCGGCCCGCAAGGCTTGCGTCACCGTCGCCTGCGCGCCGTCCGCATCCGCGCGGGCCGTGGCCTCAATTATGACGGCAGCCGCCGCAGCGGCCGAGGCCGCCGCGATCCGCACCACATCAGCCCGCGCATCCGAGCGCGCACCGGCCTCGGATTGCTGCGCGCGCACCGCAGCCAAAGCCGCATCCAGATCATCAAGCGCATTTTGGTGGATTTCCCCCACCACATCATCAACCCGGCCCAAGGTTTCGCGCACGCCCGCGTCAAAATCGCTTTCCGTCAGATAGATTGCAGGCGCGATTGCATCCGCCCAAGCCGTCCAACCGGTGTCGCGGTTGGACACCAGCCGGGCGCGCGCCTCATAGTGCAGCCCCGGCAAGATCGCATCAAAGAGGAAGGCATCACCGGCCGCAATGTTTGCGATCACAAACGACGTGACCAGATCGGTGGTGCCGTAAAGCCGCACTTGAACCCGGATCCCGGTGCAATCCCCCAAGGCCGTCCCGTCCCATTGCAGGCGCAGACCGGCCCGGCGGGCGGTGCCCGTATCATCGGCCAAGAAAGCCGCCTCTATGCGCCAGAGCGGCAAGACACGCACCGGCAGGACAGCAATGCCGGTGCCGGGGTGGATCACCGTGATTTCATCGGTGGCCGCCGTCCAATTCGCATCATCCGCATCGCGTTCCCGCACCGATACCGTTTGCATCACGGTTGTGAAATCATCCACGATTTCGCCAATTTCAAACACCTTGGCGGTGTATTCATTGCGCGCGCTTGTCCAAGCGATAGCGTCCAGCGGATCCAGCGCGGCGGCATCGGGCGGCAAGGTCAGATCATGGCGGCGCATGCGCCGATCATCTTTAAGCCAAAGCGACATCAGGCGCTGCACCTGTTCGTCACGCGCGACGGCAGGCAGATCCAAGGTTGCATCCAGCCGCCGCCCATCATCGGCCTCGGCCTCGGCATCAAACAGCGCCGGGGCGTCGTGCTGCGCCCACATCGCATCGCGCGAGGGGTGCGTCACATAAAGCGCATTGTGCACATCATCTAGGCCGCCGTGCGGGGTTAATAGGCGCAGATCATCCACAGACAGATCCGCATCCGTAAAGAAATAAACCGGCATCGAAACCGGCCCGGCGCGCATCGTATAAACGCCGCCCACTTCCACGATTTCACCCGCGCAGGCGTTTTTCAAAACGTCAATCACATCGGCCGGTTGCGAATCTAGGGATACCTCAAACCCGGCCACATACTGCGCCACGGTTGCGCCATCGCTGCGCGTCACCTGCACATCGCACTCATTCATCGCCGCAAACCAATTGGCCAACGGCAGATCCGCAGCCGCCGCGCGGCCGCCATAGATCGCCCCATCTGGCAAGGTGATCCCGCGCAGAATGTTATAGATCATCACCGCCGGGTTTTGCGTGAAAGCCCAAGTTGCGGGATTGGCCCAACGCTGCGCGCCGGATCCGCCCACCGAACCATCGCGGCGCGGATCGTATAACTTGACCCCCTCAACCTCAAAAAGAAAGGTTGGCAAGCCGTTGAATGTTTTCCGGTTATATTTGAAAGTTAGGACCGCATAGGCCACGCCCGCCCCGACCATATCGGACTGCCAAGGCCGTTCCGCATTGGTGCCGTGACTTGCGACCATGTAGGGATCGGCCGCCGTTTGCGTGCCATCGTAAAATGTGAACTGGAAAAGGGGCGCTTCAACGCCCGTTAATAAATCCTGCAAATCATCGCTGTTGCCAGTGCCAAACAGGCCCGCCAGCGCGTGCGACCCGGTATAGGCCTGCAAATCGTCCACCCAATCGCCATTGACCGCCACGCGCTTGAGAGCGTTCACCGGGATATCAGAAATATCAGCGACGAAAGACAAAAATTCATTTGGCACATCGGCGCGGTTTGGCCCGCTATAAGGCGGGGCCACGCGGTTGCCCGCAGTTGCATAGAGGCCAAGAATAAAGGTTTGCGCGTTGGTGCCGCCGCTTGTTGTCACTTCGGTTGTGATACCCGACTGGGCGGCCGTGGCCGTCTTGCCGGTCAAAGCCGTCATAAGGGCAGACCCGGCCGCGTAGACCAAGACCCGCGCAATCAAGGCCGTGGTGGCGCTTGTGGCGGCCCATGCGGAAAAGGCCGTGATGGCCGCGCTTACAGGATCCGCCGCCGCCGCTTGCGGCAAGATCAGGGCCAAGATCAAAACAGTGAAAAAATTCAGCATATCGAAAACGCCCCCTTAATTTCTAGGCGTGACACAACGGCCATCCCGCCCGGTTGGCGGCAATAAACGCCGCCGCCCTGCACAACCCCCAGGGCGGTTGATCCGGCATCGCCGGGCAGGACTGCAATGTCACCGATTTGTGCCAAAGCGGGCGCAATATCAGGATACAGATTGGCAAAAACCGCCGCATGATCGGCGTAGCCATCGGCCTGCACCAGCGCGAAACCGGCGGCCAAGGTGCGATATTTTCCGCGCCACCGGGCCGCCGGATCAAAACCCGTCATGGCCTCGACAGCACCGGCCGCGAACAACCCGCAATCACAAGTGCCGGGCCGAAACTTTGCGGCCGCTTGGCGGCCGAGATAGTCCACAAGGCGCGCACGCCAATCGGGCCGCCGGGGCGGGATCACATTTAATTCCATCTTTTCGCCCCTTTAGGTTTCGCGCTTTTCGCCCCAATAGACGGGCACCGATCCAGACACGTCCGCAAAGCGGCGGAATTGATCGCCGCCGCGCAACGCCTGCGCGGCTTGTGACTTCACGCCAGACAACAGGCGCGTTAGCGCGCGGGTTTCACTCACAAGCGCAATTGTGCAGCTTGGCGATCCGCCGGGCATTCCCTCGGGAAAGGTGATTTGATCAACTTGGCCCAAGAACATGCGGCGCGGCGGGGCCACGAGCAAGCGCGTGTCCGCGTGATAAAAGGCGCGGTGCACTTCCACCGGCGCGCCGCTTGTTTTGTAGCCTTTTACAAGATCCTCAATTTCCGGCGCGACGGCCGAAAGGCCGAGTTGATAACTGCGCACCGATAGGCCCGGCCCGGATATGATCGGCGCAGCATCCAGCACCGCGCCCGCGCCGGTATAGGTCCGCACATCGCCGCCGATATCAAAGGCTTGATCACGCAGACCAGACCAAAGCCCCAAGGCCTCGATTTGGCCGGTGGCGCGGCTTTCCGCTTTAATCCAAATTAGACGGCGCGCGACAATGCCCGCGCGCGATGCAAGATAGGCGGCCGTGGCCGCGTCAAATTCTTTCATCAGATCACCCCCAAATTAGCGGAAAGTTTGGCGAAACGAAAACGACGCGCCGCTTGTGATATTGCCGGTTGTCACGCCCGGGTCGACAGAGCCGGGCACGATCACCGCTTTGCACGCGGGCCGCACCAGTGACACCGCAGCGCCCACTAGCGCGCCCGGCTCAATGTGGGGCGACACAGACAGCCAACCCGACACGCCGCCCGCACTGGCCACGCCGCCAGATTGAAGGCGGTGCAGGGCGCGCGCCACAGGCCCGGCGCTATAGTCGAAGGCCAAGAAATCGCCCAAGGTCAAAACAAGACCGGCGGGCAAGCCAGACAGGCGCAGGCGCGACCCCGCCACATCAATGGAACTAATCACGACGGACCGGCCAGATAGGGCGATCCCGCGCGGATCCGAGGCCGGGCCAATTTGGTTTTTCTTGTAGGCGTAAAACGATCCGCCCACGCCTTGCAGCGCCTCAATCAAAACCTCGAAAGAGGCGGCCACGCGCGGCCGCATCGGGGGCATCGTATAGGCCCCTTGCCACATTTGCGGCGCGACCTCGGCCCGGATCAGATCACCGCCCGCCAAGCCGGTGGCAGCAGTTTGCGGCGGGCAATGAAATTGCACCGATTGGCACGGCAGCAGATCCAGAAAATCCGCCGCCGGTAGTGGAAAAATCAAAGCCATCAGCTCACCTTTCTAGGATCGCGGTTAATCGCGCCCACGCGTTGCGGCAGAATGTTGCGATCAAAAGAGGCAATGCCGCTTTCAACGCCTTGCTGCACCATCGCATTGATTTCCGCATTGCCGCGCGCACCGGACACCGAGACGGACACGTTCAAAACGCCATTGCCGCTTGATCCCGAGCCGCCCGAACTATCGCGCAAAGCCGCCTGCGCTTGCGGCACATTCAGCACCGCGCCCGAGGTGGACGGCACAAAGATTTCCGAATTGGGCGTGCCCTCATTGACCAGATAGGGCACACCGGCACCGGCCGGGCCGCCCTTGGCGCGCGCGCCGCCCAGCATAGACCCCACGAACCCGGCCGCGCTTGTGCCCGACACCGCGCCCAAAATCGCTTGCTGCGCCGCAACCTTTGCCATTTCCAAAAGCAAGCCCCCGATTGCCTGCACCGCCGATTTTGACCCGTCCGCAATGCTCATAAACATATCGGTTAGGGCATCGCCGCCGCGCGCCGCGTCCGCCTCGATTTTTTGCAGGCTTTCCGCAGCCTCATCCGCCGATTGCCCGGCCGTGACATAGGCCAGCGACAGCGCGTCAATTTCAGCGCGCATGGCGGGCGTTAATTCCTTGCCCGCTTGTTGCGCCTCATAAAGCAATTCCGCACGCGTGCGGGCATACTCAACCGCCGCGCCATATTCCATCCCGGCCCCGGCCACGGCCAGCAAGGCCGCCGCCTCCATTTCCAGCGCCGTGATTTCGTCCGCCGTGGCCGCCATTGCATCGCCAAACGGATCCGCCACCGTCTTGGCCGCGCCACCGGATCCGCCGCCGGTTTTGGCCGAGGCCTTGGGCAGCGGCGGCATTCCAAAGTCAGGATCCAGCGGCCGCGCGGCGGGCCGTGGAATATTTTGCGGCACGCCCGATTCATCAAGCGAGGCTTGCCGCATCCCGGCCAGTTGATCGGGCGTAATGCTTGGCCCCATCGTCACTTGCGGGTTAAACGATTCCACCGCGTTGCGCGCCGCCATCGCCAGCCCCGCGACCAAAACGCGCAAAGCGACGACCCGCGCGCCCACCGCATCCAGATCCACCCCATCAATCGCATCAAGCGAGGCCACAGCCCCATCCGCATCCACGATTAGATCCGACAATTCCGCGCCGAAATCCTCGGCCGAAATGGTTTGCGCGTCCCATTGTTTTGTCAGCGCGTCCAATTCCTGCGCAATGGCCGAAATCAGATAAGCGTCCTCCTCGGCCCCCTCGGCCAAAAGTTGCCGGGGCATCGTTTCCAATTCAATCGACAGGCTGCGCGCAGCTTGAAACACCGCGTCATAGCCATCACGGATCGCCGCGACGGCCGCAAGATCCTCACCCGTTGGGGCCATCCGCACATCATCAGGGATCGGATTTTCTGGAAAATAGCGGGATTCTTCGCGCAGGCTTATGATATCCTCAAGGGCGGTTTTCTGCGCCACAAGGTTATCCAAAACCGACGCACCACCGACCACAAGCGATTGAAACGACGCCGAAACCCGTGATTGGATTTCGCCAAACTTGCGGCTTAATTCGTCCGCACGCTCAACTAATTCAGCATCCAGCACCGCGCCAACCTCATGCGCCGTTGCAATGGTATCGCGTAGCCCGGCTTCACCTTGGCCCAGCAATTCCACAAACCGCTCACCGGCGGATCCGCCAAACAATTCATCCGACACCCGGATTTGCGCCGCCGTGTCCAAATCGCCCATCCGGCCGATCAATTCCAACATCAATTCGGACGGATCCTTGAGGCGATCCTTTAGATCATCGGCCCCCATGCCAAGGCGGTTGAACGCCTCGGCCGCCGGGCCGGATCCTGTCACCACAAATTCATCGGCGCGCAGGTTCAATTCCTTGAGGCCGTCCACCATTTGATCAATGCCGATGCGGTTTTGCTCAGCCACAAATTTCCATTCTTGGAAGGCCGCCAGATTGACACCCGAGCGGCGGGCTTCATCGCCCATTGACGCAATGTCAGTGACCGTCCGGGCAACCGCGCCCGATACCTTGGCCAGACCGGCCACGATAGCCGCCGCGCCAAGGCCTGCCAGCGCGCCCCGGCCAAAACTGGAAAAAGACGCCTTCATGCGCGTCATATTGGTTTCAACCGCTTGCGTGGCCTTGCCGGTGTCCGCCTTGGCTTCGCGCGAAAACTTTGAAATCAGGCGCGTGTTTTTTAGGATCACGCTTTGCAATTCCTTGTCGCGCGCCTTGAGCAAAATTGTAATTTCTTCGGTGTTAGCCATAACGCCCCACTAATTCATCAAATTCATCAGACGTTGGGGCCGCGACCACATCGCCAGCGTTTGCCGCGTTCCACGCTTCCACCAATTCAAAGGTTTCGCATGGCGTTAGCGCGCGCACCTCGGCAGGCAATCGGCCCATGACACCGCAGATATTGACCACGCGGCCGCGCACGTCATAGGCCCCGCTTAGCCGCTTGCGCGGCCCGGCTATCCAGCCTCGTTTTTTTTTTCGCTATTCAGAACAGCAGGCAAAAACGTGGTGCCCAGAAGCATCCGCGCGGTTTCGCGCAAGGCCATATTTTCAGAAGGGGGCAGCGCGCCCACCAGATCATCGGCCGCCCGGTCCGTCATGCCTGCGCCCACCAGCCCCAAGGCCACCAGATCGCGCACATGGCGGGCTTGTGGTTCTGCGCCGCGTTCAAACAGGCGATCCCAAAGGTCATAGATCCCGAAAGGCGCGTGTTGCACCTCGAAACGCTCAATTTCCGCATTGTGAAGGGTTAGCGGGCGGCTAATGCCGCCCACGTCCCCCTCATAGCGCGCCGTTGACGCGATCCCCATTTAGATGACCTCGGCCACAAAGGTGATTGCGCCGGTGGAATTGAGCGACAGCCCAAAGGTCACGCCGTCCTCTTGTTCGCCGCCAAGATCGGTTGTGGCGACGTGGAAAAAGCCGGAAAATGTGCCGATATTGGGCACGACAATTTCAAACTCGGCCGAGGCATCGCCAGAAAGCGCGATCCCCACCAAGGTGGCCTCGGCCGCCTGTTTCTTGGCGTAGCCCGACCCGGAAACCGCCAGATTGGTGGCACCGGTTAGCACCTCGGTCCACAATGGCCCCTCGGGGGCGTCATAGTCGGGCGTGGTCACATCAACCGCGTTGTTATTGATCGAAATAGATTTCGATTTCAGCGCGGCCAACGTCACCGCCGTTGCGTCCGTTTTCAGCTTGATCAGCATCAAGCGGCCCAATTTCTTAGTCATTTTTATCTCCAATTTTCCACAAAAAAAGGGGCCGCAGCCCCAAGGTTGCCTCGGCCGGTGCTGCCAAGGATTGATCAGCCGCCCGAGAGCGACACTTGAAAAGCGAGGGTGGCAACATAGCTTGCGCCATCGCTTTGCCGGGCCACGGCCTGCGCCTCAAATTGGCACCATTCCAGCGGATAACCCGGCACCACCAAAGGCACCGCCGCCGCCTCGGCCCCCTCAAGAGCCGCCACAATCGCGCCCGCAATCCGGGTAGCTTCCACCCGGCCCGCCACCGGCCGCGAGTGCACCTCAACCGTCAACATGATATCCCAATCCGTCGCGCCATCTGTGCGAAACGCGGCAAGATCCAGACGGCCGAGGCGGATATAAGGAAATTCTGCCCCGGATCCCGGTTCGTCATAGATCCGGGCCGCGACCAGATCGGACACAGCGGGCAGGCTCAAAAGATGCGACACAACGGCCGCCTGTAACGCCAGCGCGGGACCATCAGCCACTAAACGCGACCTTGAGAGCTTTTTTTAACGCGCGATTGACCCGCGCGCGGTGCCGCTTGCGTTCAACCTTTAGGGTTGGGTTGACGTAGGGGTGCGGGCCTTTGCCGCCCTCAATCACCTTGGCTTTTTGGCCAAAGTTGACCAGCACCGACCCGTCCCGGAATTGCGTCATTTCGATTTCGTCTTGCGTGTCGCCGCTATCCACCGGGATCAACGCCTTGGCGATTCGCACCATTGACCGGCCCGTCACGGCGCTGGCCTGCCCCACCGCGTGCGGCCCCGACTTGGCCAGATTGCGCAGCCGCCGGTTCACCCGGCCGTCACCTGTCACGCTCATAATGCGCCCCCCCGTTCACACAAAAATTCCAGCGTTTCGCCCTTGCGCCCCACGCGGGCCAAACCAAGGATTGACCACAGCCCGCCGCGCATAAACACGCGATCCGCCGCCGTAATGCCCGAGGCCGCCACCGATCCACGCACCCGCAAGGTGGCGGTGGCGCTGCCTTCCAATCGCCCGGCGGCCACGCGCTCCTTGCCGAGCGTTTCCAGAATATCGCCGTAGGTTTTCAAAAAGCCCTCTTGCCAGCCCTCGGCCTCATTGCCGTAAGCATCGCGGCCGGTTTTCTTGCGATCAAATCGCACGCGATCCCGCATCACCCCGGCGCGGCTCACCCTGCCACCCGGCCGCGCCGGTGGCGATTAAGCGCGCGCTGAACGCCCAAGGGCACCTCAACCGCAGCCCCGCCGCCGACCACAACCGCCTCGCGGTTTTCCCAATAGTGCCCGGCCAGCATGGCCACGGCCGTGACAAGCCCTTGATCCACCAAGGCGGCATCATCGGCCCCCAAGGTGTAAAGGATTTCGACAACATCGGGGCCGTGCAGCACCGCAGGCCAGCCCAGACCGATCGGCACCAACCGGGCCGGATCCGAGCCGAGCGCGACCCGGTAGCGGGCCGCGTCCAGATCTTGCCAGACCCCGGCCGGATCCAGATAGCGAACCGACACCACGGCCGCGACAGGCGCGCCGGGCAAGCCGACCACCGGGGCAAAGCCATCCAGCGACAGCGCCCACGTTTGCCGCATCATCGCCACGCCGATCCCGTCAGGCCCGTCCACCTCGGCCACGGCCGCCGCGCACATATCCTCCAGCAATGCCTCATCGGCCGCATCGTCCGTATCATCCCCCGTCACCATCACACGCAACCGGATCCGCAGCCCCGCCGCCGTTAGGGGCAGCGCGGCGGGCGGCACACTCACTTTCACGCGGCCCCACATATTAGATTGCCCCTTTCGGATCCTTGGCCGCCTTGGCCTTTTTGGCCGCCTTGGGGGCCGCCGTTGTCTCAAGATCGCCCGGATCCGCCTGCGCGGTTTCGATCACCGGCACATAGGCGCGGATTTCGGCCAGATCACCCGGATCATCCACCCGGATTTGCCCGACGGCCTCAAGGCGCTGCGCCTCGGCAATCCCGAAATTGCCCGTATCACCGCGCGCCCCGCCCGCCGCACCGGCGCGCGAGGCCAGAAGCACCGCAGAAAACATCAATTTGGCTGCACCCATTGCGCACCCCCCTCAAAATAAAATGTCAGATCAGGCGGCGCGGCCATGCCCGCCGCGCCGCATCCGCCGCCACACCCCGCAACGCGGCCCGCTCAGGGGCCGCGCAGGGGCAAGGGCGGCCCTATGGCCTCAAATTAGGCCGCAGGGTGCACAAGCGCCTTGATTGCGCGCGTGTCCGCCACGACGCCATCAAGGCGGGTAAACCCGGCCATGCCCATGCCCGGCCAGAACTGCGCGCTTTTATCGGTGCCGATCACAACGGAACCGATTTTGCGCACAAAGTATTTGCCCATATCACCGACGACGATAGAGCGGGCCGAGGCCGCCATATTCGGCATCGCTTGGTTGACGGTGTATTTTGCCGTCACCGCGCCGATTTGCAGTGTGCCCGCTTGGGTTGGATCTTTGCCCAGCAGATAGTTGCCTTGGCCGTCTTTCAGCTTGTGCAGCGCCAGCAAGGTGGCGTCGCTAAACATCATGCCAAACTTGGGCGATGCGCGATAAGCCGGATCAATCTTGTGAACCAACTCCATCAGATCATCCGATGTGATCGACGCGACACCCGCCGGTGTGAAACCAACGCCCGCGCCGGTGACAATGCCTTGCGGCTCAGACACACCGGATCCGATTGTCAGCACATCGTTTGCGGTGCGGCCGAGCTGTTCGCCCAGCATCCCGCCAAACAGGCTTTCCATGTTGCCCATTCCGCCGGTCAACAGTTGCAGCGACAGGCGCAGCCAATCGGTTGGATAGAGATAATCCTCCAATGTCTTTTTGGTGAACACGCGATCTTGCGCGCCGGTGTCCAGCAGCTTGGCCCCCTCGACGGCCTGTTTTGCCGCGCGGAAAGCGGTGTTATCCACGCCCGGAATTGGCAGCGAACCACCGCCAGCGGTTTGGATATCGGTGCCGAACCCGGCCGAATACATCGGCCCCCATGCCGCCATCGCAATGACGATTTGCGCCATCATTTCAGCGGGCACAATGTGGCCGCCCTCGGCATCGGTGCCAGCGGTTTGCGCGCGGGTTTCCTTGTTGCCCTCGGCCAGAGCGGCCCGGACCTCATTGGATACCGCGTGCACATCGCCGCCCGCTTTCATCAACTCGAAAAAGGCCGAGCGATACGCGACGGCCTCGGGCACGATCACGCCGCGCTGTTCGCCTTCATCGCCGCGCGGGGCGCGCGTGTCGCCAATTGTCAGGCTGTTTTCGGCGCTTTCCAGACGTTCCAGCGACACGGCGCGGGCTTCAAGGCCGTCCGCTTCGGTGATGATCGCATCAAATTCGGTTGCGATTTCAGCTTGGCGGGCGTCCGTGGTGTCGCCCTTGATTTCGTCATGCTTGGCGCGGGCTTGCGTGATCAGGCGGGCGCGCTTTTCGCGCAATTCTTTAACAGTCATGTAATAAACCTTTCGGGTTTTTTGGGGAAAATAGGGTGCGACTTGCGCAGCCCCGTTGCGCAGGGCCTTAGCCCTCTTGCAGCCGCAGCCGCATCCGCAGGCGGCGCGCGGTGCCGCCTGTCAAATCTTGGGGGTTTTCAGCGCGCGCGCCGGTTAGACTGCGCAGGCCGATTTCCGTGGTGTCGTAAGCGCCCTCGGTCACGATTGACACATCGTGCAGGGACTTGATCCGCTTGATCGTCCGCTTGGGGATCGGGCCACTATCGTCCCATTCATCAACATCAGAACGAAACGCAAACGACATTTCGTTAAGATCGCCGCGCTTCATTTTGCCGACGATCCGCGCCACGTCAGGATCCGACGCGTCCAGATCCGCCGCGACCTTGAGGCCGCGCGCATCCACCGACAGATCCAGCGTGCCGGATCCGACGCGGGCCAAGGGCAGGCCATCGTGATTGATCAAAAACCGCACATCATCCTTGAGGCGGCCATCAAAGGCCCCCGGCGCAATGCTTTCCATAAACATGCCGCCGATATCGGCCCAATCGCCAAACACCGCCGCGTAGCCCTCGACACGCACCACCGCCGGATCACCGGCGGCGCGCACCTCGAAAGGCACCGCCGCGCGGATTTCGTTATTCTTGTCCATCGACTTTCCCCACTGTTTCCAATCCATCGGCGCGCACCATCGCGCCCTGCACCAAGAGGCCTTCACCGCCCGGCAGGTTGGCGCGGTTATTTAAGGCCCGCGCCTCATTGGGCGTTAATTGCCCGGTGTTGATCATGTTGCTTAGGGCGGTGGACCGGCTCACCAGATCGCCGCGCATCAGGCCGTCCAAGATATTTTCAAGATACCGGCTGCGATCCCGCCGCCCGTAAAGTTTAAAATTTACCTCGGCCTCAAAATACGCGACCCAAGGCGCGATCACATGCTTGACCAATTGCAAGTCTTGCTGTTCGACATTGGAAAAGGTGCCGTGCGTGAGATCCTGCAAAAACGCGGGCGGCATATTATAAATGCGCGCGATCTGTTCGATCAAAAACCGCTGCGCATCCACCATTTGCATTTTTTCGGGATCCAGCCCCAAGGCCGTGATCGTGTGCCCCTCGGGCAAGGTGATCCCGTTGCGCCCCTCGGCCGCCATGTTTTTGACGGCCTCTTGCAATTCCTTGGCCGCGCGGGTGGCCCCGCCCGCCGTCGCGAAAGGCCCGGTGACAACAAAGGACGGCACGCCGCCATTTTTGAAAAACCGCGCGCCGTAGCGCGTGATTGATAGGGCAAGGTTGATCGTGTCCGCGTGACTGTAAACCGGCGATCTAGCCGACAGGCGCGAGGCCCCCGGCATAAAGCACAAATCCAAAACCTCAGACGCGGCATAAGTCACCGTGCGGGATCCGTCGCGGTAGCTGTAAAACGTGCGGCCCGCCTTGCGCACGACGGTTACATTTTCAGTATCAAGCGGCCAAAGGTTGATCGGGCGGCCCCCTTGATCCAATTCGATAAACGACACGGACCGGCCCGAGGTGAACACGTCTTGCCAAAGGCCCCGGCGAAACGCGAAAGCCGTGGTTTCGTCATTGGCCGCGTGGTTCAAAAGCGATCCGACCGGATCCCCGTCGATGGTTTCGCGGCCGCCTTCGCCCTTTTGATAAAGTTTGATCGGGATTGCGGCCAAAGTGCGGGACAAAAAATTGACCGCAGACCAAACGGCAGGCACGCCAAGGGCCGCCTCGATTGTCACCGGTTCATCGGCCCCGGCCGCCATATCAAAAAACCGCGCAAAGCCCGGATCGCCTTGGCTAATGTTTTGGGGCGTTTTGCTGCGCGCCTCGGCCGCCTCTTGCGGGTTGGCCACGGCCGATTGCGCCGGGGCAGCGCCCCCGCGTTTGAATAAGCGAAAGGCCATCAAGCCCCCCTTTCTATGTCATGGAAAAGTTGGGATCGTCCCAAGGCGATGCGGATCCGCCGGGCGCATCGGGGTTGCGCGCCATCAAGTGAAACGCGTTAAAGATACCGATCAGCGGATCAATCTTAGCCTTGCCCGAGGCCGCCTTGGTGATCAGCACCGCGTTGCCGCGCTGCTCACTTTTGGCGTTACCAACGCACCAATTCATCATCGGTTGATCCGCGTGGATCATCGTGCCGTCCGACAATTTGCGCTCAGCACCCCAAACGCTTGGGGAAAGGCGCGTGCCCTGCCCCACGGCCGTCAGAACTTCGCCCGCAATATGCACCTCCGACAAGGCGTCAATCAAAGACACCACGCCATAAGGATCCAAGCCGATCCCGTGTTTTTCGGGCAGCAAACCAAGATCCGAAATGCGCTTGCACAGCGCCGCGATTTCATCAACGTCCGCCGTTGGGTTGTCACAGATCACCAAATCACCATCGGCCACAAAGTCTTGCAGCCGCGTGTTGATATCCTTGCGCCGGTCCAGCGCCACCGGGTGCACCCACGCGCGGCCCCACGCTTGATAGGCCCGCGTTTCGCGGTGCCGTCCGATCACCCCAACCCCAAAAAGATCATCTAGGCCGCCCCCGTCGACCCCGATTGTCACCACGTCCGAGGTTTCCAAGATTTCATCCAGCGACAGCGGCCGGGCCGATTGCATCCAATAATCCGCGCCAATCCAGCCCTCGGCATGTTTGCCCATGCCCACTTGGATATTGAGGTGTTGCGAGGCCCAAATGATTTCATCATCCGGGCTTGTATCCACGGCCTTTTGATAAAGCCGCGCAAGGCGGGGCAAGGTGATCGATCGGCCGAGATTGGGCAGCACCATCCGCCACACTTTTGGATCCAAGTATGGCTTGGCCTTGTCCAGTTGCATGGCCTCGGGAAATTCATAGAGGCATGGCAACATGTTGCCGCCCTTGATTTCGCCATCCCGCACCCGGCGGGCATAGATCAACTCGGCCCGAAACACCCCGGCGGGCGGTTCATCCGATTGCGTTGTGATAAACAGCAACAGGCAATCGGGCCGCGTGATCATGCCGCCCCGGATCTGCGCCAGCACCTTGGCCGCGTTGGGGTTGGTGCCCAGAACGTGCAATTCCTCAATGATCGTTAGGATTGGGATCGCGCCGGTGATCACGTTTTTGCTGAATGTTTTCACCGCCAATTCCGCGCCGGTGATCCGGTCCGTGATCGTCAAATCATTGTCGACAACATGAAACCGGTCGACCAGATATTGCCGCCCGGTTTCGGGATCCACCGGATCCGCGTTGATCATCCCAACCGCTTGATTAAAGCAATTTTCCGCAATGTCTTTTGTCGGGCCGATGATCAACATTTGCGCGTTTGGCGTTTTGTTTTCCAGTAAGGCCGTCAGGCCGAGGCCCGCCGCGTTGGTGGTCTTGCTGTTTTTCTTGGGCACTAGACAAAAGATTTCACCCACTGCGCGCTCAGCCGTCACCGGATCCGCAGACCCAAAGGCCGCAGATACCAGATCACGAAACCAATCGCCGCAGGCGTCCGCCATCAGCGGAAAGCCCGCCACATCGGGCAGGCGCAAATTGTTAAAGATCCCCACGGCCCGATCCGCCGCGATCCGGTCCAACGGCAGATCTGCCATTGGCGGCGCGCCACGTTCCAGCCGCGCGACCCAATCGGGGCACGCAAAATCATAGGCCATTAGTTTAAAATCCTGCCCCAAGCCGATCCCGGATTGCTGGCCGCCTCTTGCGTGGCCGCCTTTTTGCCCAAAGGCTTGGCCGCGCTTAGCGCCTCGGCCTCGGCAATATCGGCCGCCATCTGTTCCGATAGCGACAGCTTAGCGGCCGGGCGGTGCGGCACCGCCGCGTGCCCCTTGGCCACTAACAAAAGCATTCTGTTTGCGGCCGACACGTTGCCCTCGGCCATCCGCCCCGCAATCGTGGTCAGCGCCGCCGCCTCGATCATATCGGTGGCCCGGTCCAATTCGCGGGAAAAATGTTTGCGCAACGTCTTGGGATCGCACCCAATATGGCGCGCGATGCGGTTTTGCACCCACCCGGCCGCGCTTAAAACCGTCACAAGGTCTTGATTTGCCTTAGTAATTTCAAATTGTGGCGCGCCGATGTGGGCAAAGGCCGCATCAACCGGATCGCCCAAAAGGTCTAAGTGCACGGCCTCGGCCTGAATTTCATCAGTCATGGGAATAAAAAACCTCCGCGTTAGAGTAGAGGCGGGTAGGACGGCGCGGCGGTTTGAGGGATCCGACCCACCCCCCGCCGCCGTCAGATCCGGGCGCGCGTGGCGGCCTCAATCCGTTGTTTTTCGGTGTCGTGGTATTCTTTCGACACCGATTGAAGGTTGGCCGGATCCCAAAACAGGGCCAGCGATCCGCGATGCGGCACGATGTGGTCAACTACCGCGCTATGCGGGGCCGGGGCCTTGCCGGTTAGAAGCACGCCAGTTTGCAGGCACGTCCACAAATCCCGATCAAGAATCACAAGGCGCAAGGCGCGCCACCGTTTTTGCGAGTAGAGGGCGCGCAGGCTATTCGCCTGCCACCGGGCCTTGTCGCGGGCACGCTCAGCGGCGGCCGGGGTGGAGTAACCCACCGCACGCGGCGCGGCATTGATCAGGGTTGGCAAGCGCGAAAGCCGGGCCATTGCGTCACCGCCAGATCAAGGAAAGGGATTGGCGGGCAAGATCTGCACCGGTGGCCGGGGGGGGAGGTTGCCCCGCCGGGCGCAGATCTGCACCGCTGAAAAGGACTGCTAAACGACCGACCGAACATTGCAAGGCCCGCGTGGCGCATCCGAGCGGCCAAAGCCCAAGGCCTCGGCAATATCGTCCAAGATCTGCCACGCCGCAGCGATCAAGACGCGGCTATGTTTTGAGTGCACATTCCATCCGTGCGCGGTTAAGATCTGCGCCATATCGCGGCCCTCAACGCACAACAGGATCAACATGCGAAACGCCTTAATATTAAGGCGGCCGGGCCGCTTGCGCTGCACTGTTAGGGCCACCCGCTCAGGCCCCCGGTTGACGCGGCCGTGCACCGGATCCACGGCCCACCCGTTAGCCAAGGCCTCAATCAATCGGATCCGCTCAACATGCTTAATTCGGGTGGTCACGCCGCCATCACTCAACCCGCCGCTAGTGTCGCCACCACCACCACCACCACCGCCAGCCGCCCCTATTTGCTCATAAGACCCCGCGACAAGATCGGCAGCGATGCGGCGCGGATCATCAGACGCCAGCACCGCCAAGGCGCGCGCGCTGTTCCTAATCGCTGTTTGCGTGCCCGGTGCCGTCTTGGGCAGGGTGGCCCCGCTATCGGTCCGCTCAGTCAGGCGGTGCAGCGCCACGGGGCGCGCCGCCATGCCCAAGGGGGCACGCTCACCAGACCCGGCCCCAATGCCTTGGCGCTTGGCCCCCATGCGCGTGATGATCGCCGCATTGCGGGTTGCGAGGTAAAGGCCAGCCCGGCCCCGGTCCACAGAAGTTTGCACGTTATGCTCAGCCATTGCCAAATCCCTATATGTTGATGATCAAACACTATCAGCCACTATATGTTGATAACCTTTAGGGATTAATAATTAACTAGGGATTAATAAGGGATTAATAAGGGATTAGAAATAAAGAGCTAACTTATTGAAAGTAAACGCAAGATCACAGTAATGGGATCAACGGGACTAATATTCACGCCTTACATATAACAAATCACAACGCCGCCCCCCGCACCCCTTTGCGTAATACAGAAGAACCCCAACCCTAGTCCCTTTAATCCCTAAGCCCGATTTTCAGCCCGTAACCCCCTGCAATCTATGCGAAATCACTTAGGGATTAACACTATCCGTTGACCGCTTAGCGGGACTAGTGGAACTTTTCATAGGGGGGGGTGCGGGGTGGAAGGGTGCGCAAAAGCCAGAGAGGCGCGCAGAAAGACAGGGCCGCGTGCGCGGATAAGGGAAAGGGCATAGAGCCGCCCTAGTCGGGCGGCAAGAGCGGCCCAATGGGGCCGCCTCGGCAGCGCCGCGCACCATATTGGCCGGGCCGCGTGGATCTAAGGGGGGATTTGTAGAGCCGCCCTAGTCGGGCGGCAAGGCGGCCCGCCGGGGCCGCCTCGGCAAGCGCCGCGCGCCCTCTTGATCGGGGGCGCGCAGATTAAGCCAGGACGATTAAATCAGGGACTTTTGCGCCGCACTTTTGCGCGGGGTGCGGGGCCGAGGCGCGGCCGGATCCGCAGCGGGCCGAGGCGGCGGCATGGCGGGTTTAAGCGCCGCCAATTTGGCATCGCCTTGCGCCTTGCACGCGGGATCCGCGCAGGCGCGCCAAGGGCGTTGCCCCGGCTTCAGCGCGCGCGCCCCGCCGGGCGGTTGGAAGCCAAACGGCGCGGGCCGCGCACCGCAGGCGTCACAAGGCCCGAGCGGGCGCGGTGCGGCCTTGGGCGCGGCCATCAGCCCTTGCGCCCGGCAGCGGCGCGCAAGGCATCGCCATACTCGGCCACGCGATCAAAGGCCGCTTGTGAAATCGTGATCCCGCGATAGCCGGTGTCGGACACCTTGGCGGGCGTGTAGACGTGGCCGCTTGGCCCCTTCATTGCCCCGGACCGCGCCTTGAGGCCGTTTGCAACCGTCCGCTTGCCCCAAGCCGCCTCACCACTCGACAACAGATAGGCGTTGAAGGCATCGCCCAAATCGCGGCCCGTCACAAAATTGTTAGGGTTGCCGTCAATATCGCATTCCTCAGTCAAAAACACGCGCAGGGGATCGCTATCCTTGCGATATTCCTCAGTTGCGGCGCGCACCGCATCGGGTTGGCGCAGGCCGCCCGCGAGATAATCAAGGCACCCCTGCACCATCCACGCAAAAATCCCATCGCGTTCCGCCCATAGCTTTTCGGTTAGCCCTTCATCCACGTCCGCCTCAGCAATTTGCACATCAAAGGGCACCAGCATCACGCGCCGCCATATCCCATCATCAGCGCCCCGGATTTCGGGCTTGTGGTTTCCCGAAATTGTCAATTTGAACTCGGGCACGATTTCCACGAACTCTTGTTGCATCCGGCGGATCATAATGGCTTCACCGCCGGTCAGGGCCTTGATTAGCGCCTCTTTCATGCGCTGGCCTTGTTCCGGCTCAGAGGCGCGCGCCATGCGGGCACCGGGCAGGCGGACAAGATCGGGCGTTGCGTCCGATCCTTTGCGCTGTTCCGTGCCGGTCAGCGTTTCGATTGGGATCGTGGTGCCATAATCGGCCATGATCCGGGCAATCGTATCCACAAGGGTGGACTTGCCGTTGCGGCCGCCACCAAAGAAAAACGCCAACTTTTGTTCCGTCTTAATCCCGGTGATTGTCAGGCCGAACCACCGTTGCAGATATCCGCGCACCTCGGGATCCGGCTGGATTGTTTCTAGAAATGCCTCAAAATTGGGGCAAGTTGCGGCCGGGTTGTAATCGGCAAGCATCATCTTGCTAATCAGGTGCCGCCGGTCATGTGGCAGTTGATCGACGCGCCACACCGGGGCCGCATCGCCCCACGCCGCATCATGCGGATCTAGGGCCTTGGTGAATTGCAGAACACCGGTTTGGCAGCAGACCATCATCGGATCCGCGTTCAGCGCGTCCACCGTTGTGGCGGCAGTCACTTTGACCTCTTGCAGCATGTTGCTAATTTTGGACGTGTTGCCGGTGGCCTTGGCGTGGCCCCGGTGCGCGGCCTTGGCTTTTTGAAGCCGCTCAGACACGCCTTGTCCGTTGCGGCGGATTTCACGCAAAGCCGCAAGGCGCTCGCGTTGTTCGTCCGTTGGATCTTTGACCTTTTCTAAATCGGCCAATTCGGGCCGCGTGGCCACAAATAGATCAAGCGCATCGGTTTCCCATTCCTCTATGGCGATGTGATCCACCTCTAGCAAGATTTTGGCCGCGATTTGCTGCGCATCGCGCCGCACGTCCAATTCATCCTCATCAGAACGCCAGATCTTGCCGCCCCACCGATACCAGCCGAGGCGGGGCACCAAGAGAATGTTTTCGCCATAATGCGCCATCAGGCGTTGCCCGTTGCCGTAGTCATTCAGCGGAAAGGCGGCGCAGCGATCTAGCAGATCATCAGGCGCGGCCGGATCCAGCCCGGCGCGCCACGCGTCAGGATCTTGATCTAGGCCCGCATCAAAATCGGCATCATCGCCCCGATCATCGCCCCGATCATCGCCCGGATCTTGCGGGGTGGCGGCATCATCGTCCGTCACGGTTTCGGCGCTATCAAACGCCCGGCGGATTGCAGATGCACTCATTGCGCGGCCCCTTTATTTTCGATTTCAATTTTTCGGGCCAGATCATTCAGATCCACGCCCGCGCCGGGGTGGACGATCTGCCCCACCAATCCGGGCCGCACCGATTGCGCGCGCCGGATCCCGGCCATCAGCTTGGCGCGGGTTGGCCCGGCCGCACTGTCACCGTCTTGGATAAACACCAGCCGCGACACATCGGCGGGCGGGATCCACGCCCGATCATCGGCCAGATCTGGCAATCCGCTATCGCGGGTGCCGGGCACCTTGATTTGACGGCCCGACATATTGCCAAGATCCACAAGCGCCCAATAGGCGGCACCGGGCACCACATCGAAGGTCACGGCCGTGGCGGTTGTCTCAAGGCCTTCACCCGCGACCATCACGCCCGTTTTGCCCATTGGCGTTAGGCGGATTGCGCCGCCCTTTTTGGATCCGCGCACCATCTTGGCAGGCATCGCCGCGCCGTCCCAAAAGATTTCGGCCTTTTCGCCCGGCAGATCCGGGTTGATCCATGTTTGGTGCACGGCCGTAATGTGGCCGTGCGCGTCTTGGATCGCCGCGATCATGGCCGGGCCAGTGTGCATCACCCGCTGCGCGCCGTCCGCGTGTTTGCGGTAGGGGTGCGCCGCGATGTAGCGCAGCGTTGGGGGGAAATATCCAAAGCGGATCCCGCGCCCGGCCAAATAGGCATCAACAGGTGATCCGGCGGCCTCTTGCGCCGCGTGCCAAATGCCGCGCCCCTCGGCCACGGACCGGGCGCGCAGGGTGGCGGCCGTATCGGCGCGCCGTTGCTCAGAGGCGCGGGCCTTTTCAATGCGGCGGGCCATTTCGGCCGGATCCACTTGCACATCCGCGTCACCGGCCAGATAGGCCAGCGCGGCGCGAAAATCGCACGCTAGGACGTGCTGCACCAAGGCCAGACCGTCACCGCCTGCGCCGGTGCACAATCGGCACACAAAGACGCCCAATTGCGGGTTGATCCCAAAGCGATCCTTGCCGCCGCACACCGGGCAAGGCCCGACGCGTTCACCCCCGGCGGGTTTGAGGCCTTCAATGCCGAGCCGGTCCGCAACCTCAAGGATTGGGATCGCCTTGGCCAAAGCGAGGCGGCCATCATCACGCATGGGGGATCCCCTCGAATGTGAACGCGGCCGGGGCCGTCAGGCGGTAGCCAACGCCAGACCACAATTCAACCGTGACCGGATAGGCCGAGGCCGCGAAGGCCCGGCGGATTGCAGACACGCGTTGATAAACCGTTTCGATTGACCCCCATTGATCCGACGCCCGGTCAAACAGGGCCGCCGATTGCAGGGCATCCGGCGACACCCACCGGCCGCGCCGCCGGTCCAAGGCCTGCAAGGTCCGCACGTCACGCACCGACAGATCAAGGCCGAGGTTAGAGCAACCTTGGAAAAACGCGGGCACCGGATCCAGATAGAACCCCATCAGATCCAGCGCATATGACAGCCGGTCCGCCTCGGGCTGCGCCATGACTTCACCGCGCAGCATATCCATCCCGGCACTCATTGGGCGCGCCCCGCACGCGCCGCAGCGTTCACGCGCAGGGATCGCATGGGATCGCTTGGCAGGGCCGCAGGCACATCCCGCAAGAGGCGCAGATAAGCCGCGACAATTTCGGGCACCAAGGCATCAACCGGCACCGCCGCATCACTGGCCATTTTTTGGATCAAGAGGCGATCACCGCGCGGCAAGGCATCCATAAGATCAGAGGCGGCCCCGGCGGCCGAGGCGGGCGCGGCAAGCGGTGCGGCCAAGGTTACGGCGCGCGGCTTGATTGGGCAGGCGTCAAACAATTCGGCCATTATACTCGCCCCCCGAAAACCGGCAGATCGACACCGGCGGCACCGGCGCGCCGCGTTAGCAGATCATGCACGCGGGCGGCATTGCCGAGGCAAATATCCCGGCGCGGCTTGGCCAGAAAATCGCCTAGCGTGTTTTTGCCAAGGCCCAGATCCCGGCCCACCGCAGCGGCCGAGAGGCCGACAAGGGGCAGCGCATCCGCAAGCCAAAACCGAAAATCAGCCGCGCCCGGAAAGACCGGGGCCGCGTTTTTTGCATTTTTCTTGATTTTATTTTGCATGGCTTGCCTCAATTTGTGATCCGGGCCGCGTTTTAGCCGCCCTATTTAGTGTGATTGCAGGCATTGCACGCTATAATGTGCGTTGCAACCGAAAATATAGCTATGGCCGAGAAAAACAGCCATAGGGGCAGATTGGCATTGATTTTTCTTTTTTTGTGCGCACTTCCCGTTTAAGTGTGCCGACACGATCAAGCGCGCACGCATCGCCCCGAGGGAAATTAGGAGACCATGACCATGACCACAGACCAGCACACCGACAGCGACAGCCCCGCGCCGCAAGGCGCAGCCAAGGACCACCACGCAATGAATATTGTGCGCGTCAATCTGCGCATGGCCACCGCCTTGCGCGGCATGACTTATGCCGAGGTGTCGCGCAACGCCGATCTATCCCGCAATGTTTTATCGCAATTCATCGCGGGCCATAAATCTATCACCTATTCAAACCTGTTAAAGATTTGCGATGCGTTAGATGTGCCAATTGGCATCCTGCACTACCCCGACACCATCACGGCCGCGCGGATCCGGTTGCACAAAATCCTTTTGCGCACGCCCGATCACCTTGCCGCCAAGGCCTTGGCCGAGGCGCAGACATGGGCCGAGACACAGGCGCGCCCGGATCCGCCGCAATCATAGCCTCTATGCGATCACAGAGCCGATCTAGCGCCGCATCATCCGCCGCCGATACCTTAGAGGCGATTCGCGCCGTATCATTTCTCAACATATGCCATCAAAACCTTAGATTTGGAACATTTAAGCGGGACCGCGCTTAGCTAGGGCCTAAGCCGCACGCCACAACAAAGCAACCTCAGTAAAAGTTTGCAAAGCACATTTTAATGTGCAATCCGTCGCCCTAGAAATTGAGGGATATGCACCATGACAACCCAAGCGATCATCAAATGCAGCATTTTCGAGGCCGCCCTCGGGTGGATCTGCAAAGGATTTGAGGCAAGCGCCGCCGTTTTCGTCACCGCCGCGATCATCGGACAAGCGGGCAAGGCCGCCGGGTGGTGGCAATGACGGCCGGGGCGGACACCGGGGCCGCAATGCTATCCACGGCCGAGGCCGTCGCCTATCTGGCGCGGTTTGGCATCAGAACATCACGGCGCACGGTTGACGCCCAAAGGCGGACCGGCGCGCTAAAATCAACCCGCGCGGTTGGCCGCATCCGATTTCTGTTTTATCGGGCGGACCTAATCGACGCCTTTACGCAGGAACAAAACGCGCCATGCTTAAACTTGTCAGACGCAAAAAGGGCGGCCCCTACTACCTGCGCGGCACCGTCGCGGGATCGGCAGTTTATGAAAGCACTCAGTGCAGCGGGCGGGCCGAGGCCGACGCGATCAGGATCCGCCGCGAAGGCGAAATGACAGCCCGCCACGCCTACGGCAAAGCGGCCACGCTCACCTTTGCCGAGGCCGCCCTTACCTACATGGAAAGCGGCGGCCAAGGCCGCTATCTGGCCAAGATCTTGCAGCATTTTGGCCCCGATACGCTTTTGGATGATGTGGACAATGCGGCCGTGAACGCGGCCGCCTCGGCCTTGTATCCGGTGGCGGCCGCCGCGACGATAAACCGGCAATTGGTCACGCCGATTTCGGCCGTGGTCAACATGGCGGCCGAAAACGATTTGACCCGATACCGCAAATTTAAGCGCCGCAAGACACCGCCGGGCCGCACGCGGTGGTTGACGCCAGAGGAAGCCGAGCGGCTTTTGACCTGCGCCGCGCCGCACTTGGTGCCCATCCTGTTCGCCTTGATCGGCACCGGCGCGCGCGTGTCCGAAATCTTGGGCACAGAGGCGCAGCATTATTATCCCGCCACCGGTGAAATATGGCTGCCAGACACCAAGAACGGCCACCCGCGCATGATCACCTTGCCCGGCCGCGCCGCCGCCGCCTTGGCCGCCAGCGCGCCGCCCGAGGCGGGCCGGATCTTTTTGACGCCCAAGCGATTGCCTTACATTTTGAACGACACGCGCGGCGGCCAGATTAAAGGCGCCTTTGATAAAGCGCGCGATGCGGCGGGCCTCGGCCCCGATGTGGTGCCGCACAGCCTGCGCCATACTTGGGCAACGTGGTTTTACAGCGCCACAAAGGATTTTGGCGGGCTATTGGACAAGGGCGGGTGGCAAAAATCAGACATGGCCAACCGCTACCGCAAGATTGCCCCGGCGGATCTGGCGGGCCGCTTGCGCGATCACGGTTGGGACTTTGACCCCGCACCGCAATCGACACCCGCGCAGCCCTCGGCCGCGTTCCAAGTTGTGCAAGGCGGCCGCAGCTAAGCGGCCGCCTTGGCGGTTAGATCGGATCCACCGGCACAAGGGCAAGGCCCATTGCGGCCAGCGCCGCCGGACCATCGGGGCCGGGCATGGAGGTGATCAGATCGGGGGTTGCGGCGGGATCCACCGCAACCCCGTCCAGATCAAAGCCCACGACACGCAAGCGCCCCTGCGCGCGGGCGGCGCTTGTCATGTTTACCGCGAAATCATCCGCGCCCGCATCCCAAGCCGGGCGCGCAAGGGCCTCTTGCGCCGCCGCCATCCATTCCGGCCGGGCCTCAAATGAGGCCACAGCATACAGATTGCCCGCCGGATCCTGCCAATCCGCCGGACCATAGGTCCGCGCATCGGCCGGGCCAAAGGCTAGGGCCATCGCCAAATCATTAGCATCTGCAATAAGCGCCGCCGGGCAGGCGATTGTCAGTCTCATAATGTCACCCCTGTTTTTGTCGCCATCACGGCCTCAACCGCCTGCACCACCGCATCATCCGTAAGCGCGCCGCGCACCGTCAGGCCGTAGAGGTGGCCGTTGAAGTAGAGCGACGTGCCAGCCCGTGCGCCGATGTAGAGGGGGTAATTGCCGAAGTTACCTGCACCCTGATCTGCAACGGAACTAGCTGTGACTGAGCCATCATTGCGTAGTGTCGCGGCGTCGCCGGAAATGTCAGAAATCACTGAAAGAACGTCTGAGCTTGGGACGTTTGACGTGTTTGATGCTTCTTGCGCCGCAGCTGAAATTGTGCCTCGACTAATTGTGCCATAGCGTCCTGTCGTCTGCACATATTGTGAAAAAACACCAGAGTTAGCATTTACGTCAGCACTCAATTCAACAACAATACCCACAGCCGCATCACTCAGCTTCCTCACCCCAGCAAACACCGTCATTTCATCGGTTGCCGTGAAGTCGATCGACGGTGTGGCCAGTGCGTCGTCCACACCGTCGAAGGACAGGCAATGCACACTTGGCACCCCGGATTCCGTGACCTCGTATTGCGTGGTTACTTTCTGGTAGGCGGTGGCTGTTGCGCCTAGTTCTAGTTGTGCGCCCCAGACAAATAATTGAGTTCCATCTATTGCAGCGCCCCAAGAATTTGCTGTCGCTGTAGGGTGAAGGCTAACACCTATGTTTGACGAACCTGTGCTTGCTGATGCAGAGGAAATCCTATACCAGCCATTACCTACATTTTCGGCAAAAACCGTTTCTCCCGCGCCTGTCAGCGTCCATGTCTCTGTATCAAAATCAAAAATAGAGTAATTAAAAACCCGAATACCGACATAGCGCCAATTTGATTTTTTAACGTAGATAGAAAAACACGATGCATCAGAAAGCGTTCTTGACTGTCTGATCGCTTGTTCCCCGCCACTTGTGCCAGAGATAGTTTGCATCGTGTCCGCAGTTAATGTTCCATCAGGTGCGGTTGTTGTGTTGGCAGTGGCCGTAACCCGTAGTTTACCCCAAACCGCATCCGCGAAATTCTCAGTCTGCGTCAGCAGGTTCCGCCGCCCGCCAAACGGGTGAATGCCGTATGTAGGACGCTTAGCCGCCGTGGCCTGCGTGGCGTGGTTGCCGGGGATTTCGCGGACTGATACGTTGTCTATGGTGGTGCCAGCATTTAAACTTACAGATCGAAAGTTGATGGAGTTGCCTGCGGCACTGGTAACTTCTAAAGCTACAAAGTGCCGCCCGTCGTTATAGAAAATCTTTGCGTTTGACGATGCATTGTTAGGGTTTCGGACTGCCACGCCGCCGCTAGTAATTCCTTCAAGAGTAAATTCCAGAAGGTATTGCCCAACAGCGAGGGTTTTGTTTTGGGTGAAAAATGCATCCGTGCCGCCAGCCCATCGGGCCTTACCGTCACTGATTGTCCACCCCACACCTTTCGTCCAATCAGTGTCTGTATCAAACCCACCATTGACCACCAACTCCGGCCCCAAGATCGGTGCCAGCTTGTCCGCAGTTGTAGCACCAGCCGCGTTCAGACTCACCCCGCCCCATTTGCTCTTATCCAGCATCGCCCCCACCGGATCGCCGGGCAGGCTTGGCGTGGTCATGGCGGTCGTCTGATACAACGTGCCAGCCGTGGACGGGTCCAGCAGGACGCCCGGCGCGCCACCAGAAAACAATGACGCAAGCCAATCGGGAAACGCCCCGACGCCGTTGCGGTAAACCGCCGTGACCGGGCTTGTGCCCAAGTATAATCTCAGCATATTTTTTTTCCTCAATTCACTATAAAATAAAGAGTAGCTGGATCCTTTAGATCCAACGCCTCATATTGCGCCGCCGTCAGCACCACAGCCGCGAGGCCGCCGACAAGGATCGCCGTGGCATAGGTCACGCCAAGGGGGGCGATAGACGCGCCGCATTTCAGCGTCCCAAAGGCGAGGCGCACCGGGTCCGACGGATCCGACAGATCCCAGATATTGTGCTGATAAAGCTGGCCCTCAATCAGCGTAGCGACAGCCGCCGGTGTAATCGTGAACGCGCCCCCGGCGCTGCGCAATTCCACCAATGGATCGCCGCCCGCTGTTTTGGAAATACTGAGCGCCAGATCCGGCGCTGCGGTAGAAATCGCCAAAATCAATTTTTCATCGCGGGTTAGCGATAAGTTAAACTCTTGCACCGCATCAAAGGGCGTAAAAATCAGCGTGCGGGCCATCAGGTCCAGCCGATCAGACTTGCGGTTGTGCCGAGGGCCAAGATCCGCACGCCGCGAAAGATAAAGGTTTGGCCCTGCACCAAGTTATAGGACAGATCGACACCGGCCGCGTCGCGGATCATGGCCGCGCCCTGCGCGTTGCAATAGATCACGCGCGGCAGGGTTGGCAGATCGGCCGCATCATCGGGCACAATGGCAAAGTGACGCGTGGCGGGACCGGTTAGGCCGCCTTGATAGTCTTTAAAATTATCGGTTTGCATGTTTTCTCCAATGCAGGGTTAAGAAATTAAAGGCGCGCGATGATCGCGGCGCGGCATTCATCCAGCGAACGGCCGGTATCGTATCCGGTGGCCAGCGCGCGGGCGTAAAGGTCCAGCAATTCCGGGGCGATGCGCGCCCCGGCGGCATAGGCGCGGGCCTCGGCCGCAAAGCGAAAGGCCGGGATCAACATGCAAAGCCCCATCACACCGGGGGCGACTCCGACCACGGCCAGCGGCACCGCAGGCACCCCGACGGCCAGCGCGGCCAGCGCGGCCCCGGCGGCCAGCGTGATTGCCCACCATTGCGCGACGTGGTGCGATTCATGCGCCATGATTGCGGCCGAGGGGGCATAGGGCACCGCGATAAACGGGCCGCGCTGTTTCGCCCACCGCCGATCACCGGGGGCGCGGATATAAACAATCGCGGGCGGCCATGCCTGCGCGCGGATCACAGCGCCACCGCCAGCGTGCAAAGCCCGGCCCCGGCAAGGCCGAGGCCCAAGGGCAGGGCAAGATGCGCCATGCGGCCCGCGTTGCGAGGGGTGCGGCTCATAGCATCACCCCCACGCCCACGCCAAAGACAATGCAGGCGGCCGCCGCCGCAAGGGCCACCACGCCGCCAAAATCGGGATCCGGGATTGGGTGGCACACCTCGGGCACGGCCTCGGCCGCGCGGGCCGCCGCGTCCGCCTTGATCGTGGCGCGGATTGCCTTGCAGGTTGCGATGCGCTGCGCCGCCGTCACGTTGTTTGCCTTCCACGCCTCACCCTCGGCCGCCGTCATAACCTTGCGGGGCAAGCTAAAGGCGCGGGCCACATTGGCATTCATCCGGGCCAGCGCATCCGCGACGATTATTTGCGCGGCGTGGTCAAGCGGATAAAACCCGCCGTTGGCCTCGGCCTCGGCCTCTTTTATCGCCTGCGCGGTGTGCCAATCGCATTCCTCTTGCGCGGCGGCCGTGGCGGGGCCGGTGAAGGCGCGCCCGGCGCGATCCGCCGCAGCCTTGGCCAGATCCGCGACAGCCTCGGCCGCATCGGGGGCCGTGATCGTGGCGGCCATCCAGCGGGTGCCATCGCCTAACGTTTGGCACTTGAGGGTCAGGCCGTGGCCCGCCGCATCGCCAAGCGGATAGGCGGTGGTTTCAAAATCGCCCGCGCCTTGGGTGTCAAATGCAAAGTTGTGAACAGCCATTGCGGCCCCCTGTTTTTTCAATTGCGTTGGGGGCAGGCATAGGGGCCGGGCCGGGGTGCAAACCTGCGCGCGGGCCGGAAAACTTAACGCGCCCGCCAAAGTTAAACTTTCTTTCAGTTTTCGCTTGCCCATAAGTTAAAGATACTTTAACACTTAGGACAAGGAAACGGCGCAGCCCGCGCCAAGCCAAAGGATCGCAAGCCATGACATTCGCAAACTGGATTGACACTTTCTTGAACGAAAAAGGCATCGACACCGACGACACGATCACGGCCCAAGGCGCAAGCGGCGCAAACATCATTCCGGTTTTGGCCTTAGTCGCCATGATGAAATCCACCACCGCAGCCGAGCGGGCCGCAATCAAAAAAATGTTGATCAAGATTGATTTTGTCGCGCCGGGCCGCAAGCCGGTTTTGGACTACTTCGCCCACCTCGGCCAAGCCGTCGCCATCTAATCGGCCCCGCCGGGCGCAAGCCCGGCACCACCCCACCAAAAAAAAAGGAAACGCCCCATGACCATGATCGACAAATCAAATTGGACCGCCGTGACCAACCCCGCGCTAATCGCGCTATTTGCGACCACAACCGAACTTGGCCGCAGTTATGGCGTGACCTATCTTGAACACCCCCAGCGGGGCGACGATGCGCCAATTTACGCCAAGACGGACGGCGCGATTTATAACACCCACGCGTTTGACATTTAGGCCCACCGCCGGGCGCAAGCCCGGCACCACCCCACCAAAAAAAAGGATCGACACCATGAAAGTTAAAATCAGAGACTATCGGGCAAAAGAAGGCATGGCCGCTTTTAATCTTGGCTACACCGGGCCGAACCCCTACGCCGCCGGATCCGAAAGCGCGCAGATTTGGGCCAAGGGCTATGCGGAAAACAAGGCGGCCAGCGCGTGACCGGCGCGCAATTCACCGCGTGGATCGCGGCGATGAAAGCGGCCGGGCGGATCCGGACGCAGGCGGATCTGGCGGGATTGATCGGGCTTAGCGTGCAATCTATCATCGCAATGAAACGGGCCGGGTGCGACCAGCGCACCGCCTTGGCCTGCGCGGCCCTCTTGCACGGCCTAGCGCCGCACGCGTGATGCGACCGGGGCCTTGTCGCTTGGGGCGGCCATCTTGGCCTCAAGGGCCGCGATCAAGCGGCGCTGCACCGCCGCCATCGGATCCCCCACCGCGTCATATTTCACCAAAACCCGGCGATATATCACGATCAATGCGGCGGGCGTTGGTTTTGCCATCAGGCCGCCGCCAAAGCATATTTAAAATATCGGCCGGGCTTTGCGCGGGCGATTTTGCCCGTTGCAAGCGCCTGCGCCAGCGCCTCGGCCACGCCTTCATTAGACATGGAACAACTAATGCGCAGGGCCATTTGGGTAAGGCTACCCCCGGCGCGCAAGGCCGCCATCACGCGGGCCACCCGGTCCGCGCGGACCTCGGCTTGGCGGGCGGCTTGGCGGGCGGCCCGGTCCTGTTTTGTGTTGCCGATGCTTTCCAAGCGCGGCACGCCGCCGGGGCGGTAGTGTTCGCCATACTCTTGCGCCGCGCGCTTCAATTCCGCCGCCGCCATTTGTTTCATGGTTTTGCCGTGCTGGCGCGCGGGTGCGATTTCGATTTGTCTCAT